TTTTCAATATTCTAATCCTGAAAGTTTTGATGGAATTACAGGTGTTAATATTGCAAAATCAACAGGCTACGCTATTACAACTGGATTATATAAAAACGATGCACGAGTAACAACAGATTATTCTACGTCTAATTATTTTCATTTTACAGTTGACACAGATACTGCTACAAGTGGTAATATAAAAGGAGGAGGTTACGGTTGTTCTGTTGGACCCGTGACTATTGAAGCATGATAAATAAAATTTGGAATTGGATTAAAAATTTTTTTATACCAGAAAAACAAGATCCACATCTTACTTTGTATGAAGAAGTTAAAAATCACAAAATAGATAAAATAAATAAAAAACATAAAAAAGGATCTGAATAATGGCTGGGTTAAGTGCATCAGGATTAAAAACTCAAATAAGAAGTTATACAGAAACAGACTCTAATGTTTTATCAGATTCTGTTTTAGAAAATATAATTTTAAATGCACAATATAGAATTTTTAGAGATGTGCCTATTGATGCAGATAGAAAACAACAAATAGGTGATTTGGTTGCAGGACAAGAAACAATTAATGCTCCAGCAGGAGCAGTTTTTATTAGAGGAATACAGGTTTATGATTCAACATCTGCCTCTACAGGGCCAAATGTTTGGTTAGAAAAAAAAGATATTACATATTTACAAGAGTATATTTCTTCCACAGCCTCTACAAAAAGAGGTCAACCAAAATACTATGCTATGTTTGGAGGTGCTACAGGTGAGGCAGATACTAATTCAGGAAGAATGATGTTTGCTCCAGTTCCAGATACAACGTATAAATTTAGAGTTCATTACAACGCTGCACCAGCTTTATTAGAAAATAATGACACTAATTATATTAGTTTAAACTTTCCAAATGGGTTACTATATTGCTGTCTATCAGAAACATATGGCTTTTTAAAAGGTCCAATAGATATGTTGACACTATATGAAAATAAGTATAAACAAGAGGTACAGAAGTTTGCTCAAGAGCAAGTTGGTAGAAGACGAAGAGATGACTACACTGATGGCGCTGTTCGTTTACAGATTAACTCAGCAAACCCATAGGAGATAAATTATGGCAATATCATCGGCGATTTGTACAAGTTTCAAACAAGAAATTTTAGTAGGCACGCATAATTTTACTGCTTCAAGTGGTAATACTTTTAAAATAGCATTGTATGATAGTGATGCTAGTTTAGGTGCAGGCACAACTGCATATTCAACTTCAGAAGAAATTTCAAACACATCTGGATCTGCATACTCTGCAGGTGGTGCAACATTAACGAGTGTTACTCCAACAACTTCTGGAACAACTGCATTTTGTGATTTTGCAGACGTAAGTTTTACATCTGCTTCTTTTACAGCAAATGGTGCATTAATTTATAACGATACACAATCTGACAAAGCTGTTGCTGTTATTGCTTTCGGTGGTGACAAAACAGTATCAAGTGGAACTTTTACAATTCAATTTCCAACAGCAGACGCAAGTAACGCAATCATTCGTATAGCGTAAGGAGGAACTCCTTATGGCATCTACCTGGGGTAATAACACTTGGGGGTCAAACGAGTGGCAAGATGACGTTATTACAGCCGTCGTTTCAGGTCAAGCAGCTACATCACAATTAGGCGATCCATTATCTTTCAACGAAACAGGTTGGGGGAGAATAACATGGGGTACTGCTGATTGGGGAGAAGGTGCAGATGAAACTGTATCTGTAACTGGTTTAGAGGCAACAGCATCACCGGGATCTATAACAATCGGTATAGGTGTTTTATTAGAAATGATTGGAAGCAATCACTCTATGACAACGGATGTTGGAAGCGTTGATATAGATGCAGAGTTAGGTGTTCCTGTAACAGGAGTATCATCAACCTTTGCAACTCCAACTTTATCTTACACAGGAACGTTAGTTGGTTGGGGTAGAGATGATTGGGGTGATTTAAGTTGGGGTGAGTCTCCAAATCAAGTTATAGGTTTAGTTGGACAAGATGCAACAGCAAGTGTAGGATCAATATCTCCTGCAGACTCAGTTGGTTTATCTGGTCAAGAATCTACCACAAGTGTCGGAAGCACAACTATAAGACTTGATTCAACACCAAGTATAACAGGTCAAGAATCTACAATAAGTCAAGGATCAATTGGTTTAGAATTTGGTCCTGCATCAATATCTGGAGTAGCTGCTACTTCTGGTGTAGGAAGTCTTGGTTTAGAATTTGGAGCAGACACAAAACCTGTAACTGGAGTAGCTGCTACTTTTGCTGTAGGAAGTCTTGAAATAGGAAGTGTAGAATTAGTTGATGTAACAGGAGTTGCTGCAACTACAGCTGTTGGATCTGTGGTTTTAGAAATAACTGTTCCTTTAACAGGTATAGCTGCAACGTCTGCGGCAGGTTCTTTTGCTAGTATTGCAGATATAACACAAGGTTTAAGTTTAGATGAAATTACAGCTTCACCAGGAATAATAGGAATTCAAGCTTATGGAAACGTTGACACTGGTTCAAATACAAGTTATAGTAATGTTTCAACAGGCTCGAATGATACTTATTCAGATGTTGCAACTGGATCAAATACAAGTTATACTGACGCTGCATAGGAGATAAAATTTATGGCATCTACATATTCGCCTCTAGGTATTGAACTAATGGCAACTGGTGAAAACGCCGGTACATGGGGTACAAAAACCAATACTAACTTAAATATTATAGAACAAATTTCAGGTGGTTTTACACAACAAGCTGTATCAGATTCTGGAGACACAACTTTATCTGTTTCTGATGGCTCAACTGGTGCAACTCTTGCCCATAGAATTGTAGAATTTACAGGAACAATATCAGCAGGAAGAAACGTAACAATACCTTTAGATGTTCAAAACTTTTATATTTTAAAAAATTCAACTAGTGGTTCTCAAACAGTAACATTTAAATATGCTTCTGGTTCTGGATCCAGTGTAGCTATTTTAAATGGTAAAACTGTTCTTGTTTATGCAAAAGCAGATGATGGCACAAATCCAAATATTGATTCTGTTGCATTAGCAAGTGATCTTGTTGATGACACTTCACCACAATTAGGTGGTAACTTAGATACTAATTCTTTCATGATAGATTTCGATGATGCTCACGGTATCAGAGATGAAAATGCAAACGAACAATTATTTTTTACTACTACAGGTTCAGCTGTAAATTATTTAAATGTTACAAATGCAGCTACAGGTAATGATCCTAAATTATCTGCTTTAGGTGGTGATTCAAATATAGATTTAGCTGTATCACCAAAAGGAACTGGTGAGATTGTAGTTGGTACAGGAGCAGCAGATGCAACGATTACATCAAGTGGTGCACACAATTTAATATTAGATACTAACAGTGGTACAAACTCAGGTGTAATTACTATTGTAGATGGTGCAGGTGGTAATATTACTATTACACCAAATGGTTCAGGAAACATTGTTCTTGATGGTTTAACTTTTCCAAATGCTGATGGATCAGCAGATACATTTTTAAAAACAAACGGGTCAGGTACTTTATCTTTTGCAGAAGTATCTGGTGGTACTTCATGGCAAGCTGTAAAAACTTCTAACTTTACTGCAGCTGCAGGTGAAGGATATTTCATAAATACAACTAGTGGAGCAATTACAATGACACTACCTAGTTCACCAACAATTGGAGATGAAATAGCTTTCATAGATTACGCAGGGACATTTGATACAAATAATTTAACCGTAGGAAGAAACTCAGAGAAAATTAACGGAGCAACAGCAGACTTAACTGTTGCTACAGAAAGAGCAGCAAATACTCTCGTGTATACAGATGGAACACAAGGCTGGTTGCTGAAGAATAATTAAGGAGGTTGAATGACAACCTATAAAGAAATCAAGGGCCAGTTAGTAAGAAAGGTCAGTGAAGATCCAACTGACGCACAATTAGGACAAATTTGGTATAATACTTCAATCGGTACTTTAAAAGGTTATGTTACCGTAGATGCTGCTTGGGCAAGTGGCGGTAATATGGGAACTGCTAGAGATGGTTTAGCAGGAGCTGGATTACAAACTGCGGGTTTAGCTTTTGGAGGACAAGATACAAGTCCCGCACGTACTGGAAAAACAGAAGAATATAATGGTTTATCTTGGGCAGAACAAAATGATTTATCCACGGCAAGAAATATATTGGGAGGAGCTGGTACACAAACTGCTGGATTAGCTTTTGGAGGAATTGCACCTCCTGGAAATACTGCTAAAAATTCAACTGAAGAATATGGTGGTTCGAGTTGGACATCTGGAGGTAATTTAGGAACTGCAAGATATTTTCTTACAGGCGCAGGAACACAAACAGCAGGTCTAGCTGTTGGGGGTTCTCCACCTGCTCCAGCTGGTTTAACTAACGTTGAAGAATATGATGGGTCAAGTTGGACAGCAGGAGGATCTTTACCTGTAGCAAAAAGAAGTAGCGCAGCGTGTGGTACACAAACAGCAGGTTTAAATTTTGGTGGAAAAACGACACCTTCAGGTGGCGCAAATACAACGGAAGAATATGACGGATCAAGTTGGACAAGCGGAGGAACTATGAATACAGGTAGAAGAACACTTGCAGGAGCAGGGATTCAAACTGCTGCGTTAGGTATGGCTGGTTATCCTCCTAATAGAACCGACTGTGAAAAATATGATGGTTCTTCTTGGACAACAACTGCAAGTATGGCCACAGCAAGACGTTATACGGCAGGATGTGGAACACAAGCAGCAGGTTTAGGTTTTGGAGGATATGCTCCAAGTGCCAAAACAAACGCTACCGAAGAATTTACAGATACGTTTAATGGATCAAAGGTTATAACATCGAGTTAATATGTCAGAATATAAAAACATAATTGGAAAAGGAGTAAGATTTTTATCAAGCAACTTAGATAATGATCAAGCTGAAGGACAGATTTGGTACAATAGCACAGACCAAGTTTTTAGAAACGTTCTAACTGCTAGTGCATGGTCAGCGGGTGCTAATTTAGCTACAGCCAGAAATGGTATTGCATCTTTTGGAATTCAAACTTCTAATGTTGCAGCAGGAGGATCACCTTATCCAGGTGTTGGTACTCTTGTAGAAGAATACAATGGAACAGGTTGGTCTAATGGAACAGCTTTACCTGGAAATACAGGTATGGGTGGAGCTGCCGGAACAGAAACAGCGGGATTAGTTTTTGGAGGAATTGATGCTAACCCTGGAAATACAAATTCAATTAACTCAACAAGAGAATACGATGGATCTAGTTGGACATCAGGTGGAAACATGGGCAATGAAAGAAGTCAAACTTCAGGTTTTGGAACTCAAACCGCTGCAGTTGTAGCAGCTGGTTTTTTAAGCACGACTGCCACAACAGCTAATTCAGAATCTTATGACGGAACTTCATGGAGTGAAGGAAATAATGCCAACAATGCAAGAAGAAATACAGGAGCAGCAGGAATATCAACAGCTGGAATAATGTTTGGAGGAGGTCCTCCAGCAGTGCCTAATAATCATAGTGAAGAGTATAATGGAACTTCTTGGAGTGAAGGAAATGATTTAAACACAGCACGATTAATGAGTCAACAAACAGGTGGAGGAACTCAAACTGATGCAATAGCTTTTGGTGGAAACATAGATCCT